TTTCATTTGTTGCTAACTTGTATCCACGATAAGGAAAACCAATCAGTTCTTCCAGTACTGAGGCATTGGCTTTCAACGCCTCACTTAATTCCATCTTTTCCATAATATTTTTTATTTACCAGTTTCCAAATTGTTTTTCTTATAATCCTGCCATGAGTCGGCGAGCTGCCCCACCGAAGCGGAAGTGTAGAGGTCAAGTATATGAATCTCGTCATCGGCAAGCTCCACAAGCTCGTTCCGATAGATCTTCTCCGCAAGCACGTGCGCCGGAAGACCGGGCACGTTCCTGTAAATGCCGTCAGCAATATCCTTACGGATATCCGCTATCACCATATCCTGTCTGTCTATCCCCGTGAACAGGGGAAATTTTGTAAAATCAACTTTCATAATATTCTTAATTAAATACTGTTATCCGCAATAAAACATAACCCAATAATTACCCATACATTTAACGAATCCGGACGCATAATCCAGATCAATGGAGGACATCTCTTTTCCTCCGGGGGCAGGCAGGATGCGCCCGCCTGTCAGTCTTACCCCGCCGCTCATACGTTTGAAGTATATGGTATGTCCCGGAACATCCGGAGGAAGTGTCACTTCTATATTACCCGTATTAATAAACATCACATTGTCATCATTGTTATTCAGGGAAGTGCTGTCGGATATGTTCCTCCAGTTCCCCACTATGCCATGAAGAGACACATAACTGTCATTGTTCGGATGAAGGAAAATGTTACCCCCCTCCACGAACAGAGGAATGCTCGGAGTCTTGATGTGCATCCCGATCATGGGATTCGGACTCTGTATGTCAATTCCGGCATCATACGCAATTCCTTCAATGGTGACAAACTGCGTGTTTCCCCCGATTTTCACACGTGCAAATGTCCTTTCGTTATAAAACTCAATTTGTCCGGCAGACAGATTGAAACCAACATAAGTATCTGTTGTATCCTTATAAAGAGTTTTTGAGGACAACATGCCGGAATCTATGGAAAACGGACCGATACGTCCGCTATCCGCCGTGATTTTTCCGCTGATGTCCACATTGACCGCCATGATACCGTCCGCATCAATCATGGACGCCTTGATCTTCTCGGTCAACAACAGCTTGGTGGCGATAAAAGTCCAGCTCTGTGCTACCTCCCAGTATTTTATTTTTCCCGAAGCCACATTCTGTTTGGGGTTTTCCGTCGAAACCGACGTATGCGAACGGATGCACAGGTACAGCAGGTTGTCATAAAGTACAATGTCGTAAAACTGCTGCCCTTGCTTGCCCTCCAGGTAAGACACAGACGCCCCCCATACACGCATACGCATGCGCGCTCCCTTATCTCCCTTGTCACCTTTTGGAGCAAAACTGACCTGTCCGGTTCTAGTCACCAACGGCATATCACCTCCTTATTCCTTGGTTGTGATGGTCCATGCCACGTTGCCTCCTGCCTGCTGGCACATGTCCCAAGTACACGTGCCGGAAGTGGCTGCTGTACCGGAAGTAGACGGGTTAAGGACTACTCCTGCACTGTCCATGAACACGAAATAGAAAGTCATGTCCTTGTACTTGGTGGTACTCCCACGCTTGACCAGAATGGGCTTATAGACCACCGTGTCACCACTTTCCCGGATGGTCTCGTCCTCGGGCGTGGGATTCAGGATCAAATCAAACGGATCGGACGCATCCATTACGGACTGCGTGTCCTGACCGATGAGCTTGCCGCCCTGGTACACCTCCACTCTGAACACACCTGTCGTGTCAACCATATCGTTGGTGACGGACAATGTCTGTGTGGTCTTTCCGCTCAGCACGCTCCACGCACCGTTGACCTGGTTGTACCACTTGTACGCCAGTCCGGTAGTGATCTCGTCACTGCCCATGCGCGCTACGGCTTTCAGAATGCAGCTCTGCCCTTTGTCCCGAAGGGTAAAATACTTGTTGTCACCGGCAATGATCGTCACATGCTTTTGGTTTCCGACCCCCTTGGTGATGGGGATGCTATAGACGAACTGGACGGTGTCGCTGGTATTCCCAACGGTCACGGTGGCTTCACCCTTGATGGTACAAGAGGCCGCTCCGCTCGCCTTGACCAGATTCTTGACGATCTGCAATCCGTAGTAATCCGTCGTACCGGGCTGGTAAGGGATAAACTTGAAATGTCCCGTCTCACCGCCAAACGTGTTGGTGGAAACATTGCCCGAGAACTTGATCTCGACATCATTGAAATACCATTTCATGGAGGAAGGAACCACCAGCCCTTCCGCCACCCGCGAAGAGGTGAGAATGAAGGACAAGACGGGCTTGAGCGAAGCGAAATCCGGTGCGATGTTCGTCGGCGCGGACGCTTCGCCCATATACTCCTGATACAGATCTCCCTGGTTACACTGGATGGCAGGCATGTATACGCCGCCCTTTTGCGAAAATATGACCTGTCCGGTCGCGCTGGCCAAACTCATGACGCTCCTCCTTCCCCGGTCGTTTCCGTACTATCCGTGCCTTCGGAGCTTTCGGTGTTGTCCTCCCCCCAAGAGGCAGGTGTGAATACTTCGACGGGATGGTCCGTACCGTCTATCTCTTCTTTCGCCGCCTGCGGGGTCAGGCAGATGCCGCCCGCTTCCCTGGCCCTGTCAAATACCGTGTCGCCGGGGAAACGTGCCACGTCCGCCTGCCACAATAATACATTGCCATCCGCTGTCCTGTTGCGGATATCGGTCAGATGCAACCGGTCGGCAACCTCCTTCGTTACTTTAATGTAAAATGCCATACTACTATTGTTTTTAATGTTATCCAAATTTTCTTACTACTACCGCCTTGCCCCCCTGTGTGAGCACCTTGCCGCCTTGTGTCAGCGCCACGTAAGGGCCTCTGTCCTCCACCTCCAGCTTTAACATCATGCCGTTGCTGAAAGGTATCCTGGGAGAGTATCCGTCGGCAACCTTGGCATATCCGGCATCTCCGCTCTTCTTGACGTACCAGTGGCAGTTAAACATGGCGGATGGATTCGGGATAACCCCCATGGTATCCCGAATGACGGGTCTGGGAAAGATGGCGTAAGTCCCATCCGGAACACCCGTAGGTACGCCCTCCCAGTCGGCTTCAATCTTCGGAATCCTGCGGCGTATCACCGTAGAGACTGCCGGGTCCGATGTGCCCGGGGTTGATGCCGGAGTCCCGGAAGCCGCATAGGTGGCCTTGCAGACAATCGTGATGTCATCACCTATATAATTGCGGTCAATCTTATATACATTCTTGTTCAGTGATACAAACTCCCAGTCGTTGTCACCCGCTCCTGTGGTTATCGCCTCCAGCGCTCCCGTAGACAACAGACGGTACCAGAAGAACTTGCATTTGCCCGTAGCCGTCACGTCCGTGTCGCCTACCATCAGTTTAGCCGTGATGGTCTGTGCGGTGATGTCACGCACCGGGTTCCAGTCCAGCGTGGACGGGCTGTCTATCGTCAATACGGGGATCGCATCCGTACCGTCAACCGCGCGGACAAGACGGCTCATCTGAAAAGTAAACAGCTGTCCGGTACGTGTGTCGGCATATTCCGCGTAAAACTCCAGCGTGACGGGTTTTAGGACGGTGACATTTTTTTTCATTGTGATCTGTCCCTTGCTGTCACCGGACTCCGTAATGCTGTAGCCTGTGTTTGTCGATGTGATAAGTGTGCGTGTGGTTCCGATGCGCTCGTACCACTTCATGTTGGTCAGCCTGGAGTTGACCGCCCCGATTTTAGTCACCGCTTCCGGATCGGTGGCGTTGCACCGCGGAAACAGGACCAGCGGTGTCAGCGTATAGTCCGGAGTGTATTCAGCTTTGTCAGCCTGGTAGACCTGCATGTCCGGCACGCTGCCCACCACCTCGATGTTACAACTGGTTTGTAACAGCCGGTAGTTGATTTCTATTTTTCGTTGCTTTGTTGCCATTGTTCCTATTAATCATGATTTTTGTGAGGTAAAGGCAGACTCCGATAAGGCGTCTTATATACCTGTAATCGTCAATATATGCCCCAAGTGTCGCTATGTAGCACACTTTAATTTGAGGCAAGACTCTCTTCTTGAAAATCTAATTGTACAAATTCTTTCACTGAATGTTCTCTCCGAAGTGTTGCAGCACTCTTGGGGAGAACTTTCTTTTTGCACAAACCTTACTTTTTTTACTAATACTTTACCCATAATCTTATATTTTTAAAATGTTACAAAATTCTCCGCCACTTCAAACTGCTGCCCGTCACGCAATAACGCCTGTGCTTTAAACGTACACACCCGCATGTTGGTATAATTCGGTCCAAGATCATCTATCGTCAGAGGAAGATTTTTCCCGGCGCCGGCACGCTTCACCGCCCATGCGTTATCTTCTGATACATTCCCGGTATCACGCGTCCAGCTCACATCAGCGTCAAGTATATGATCTGTCACGTCACGGTTGTACAGCTTGCCGGTAATATATAGCGTTGTGGAAAAAGTCTCGATATCAAAATACCACCCCTTTGTGCTGCCGATCTCTATCGTAAATTCCGGGTTCCCTTCCAGCATCGCCCATCCGGCCGCCGCATATTGCGGTTCGTCGGCTGTTCCCGTCATCAGGCACTTCCATTTGCAGCCGTAGTGCCAAACCGTGTCCGCCCGCTCCTGCGTATTGGTGTAAGGATTGTCAGAGGACGCGACTTCGGCCGACCAAAAGCCACGGTCCACCAGTTCCTGTACGGGCAGTCCCTGCCAGTCCACCCGGTAAAGCTCACCGAAGATGCCGGCACGGGCGAATATGTACGAGTGCTTATAGTTGACGGGGAGATTGTCAAACAAATCCAAATTGGGCAAACGCCCCAATATCATGTAATAGTTGTTCTGTTCCAAGACAGGCTTCGTTACTCCTTCCAGCCAGACAAGACATTTATCCGTGGTGGCGGACAAATACCAGTAGCTTTGCCTGTCCTCATTGAAGGCGTTTCCTCTTCTGGTAATGATCGTCAACTCTGTGGGAGGATAGTTTTTACCGCCCGGCACCTCACTGTCCGGGTATGACAACACCGAGATGGAGTTGGCCGGGACATTCTTGGACAGCACGCGCATCCACGAGGCGTAATACTCCCCCGTTGAAAAGAGGTTGTTTACAATCCCGTACACTATATCACCCTCCTGGAATGCGGTGAAGTCATTCTCCCAGCGTTTGCGCAATTTCAGGGTATAAGTTCCGTCGCTCTCTAAAGCCACGGACTCAATGACTCCGTTCTCGGAATATGAGGTGTCGCCTTCCTGTGCGTTCAGACGGTTATAGATGATTTCCTTGAACACTGCGGAGCCGCGTACCTCAAGACGCTCGAACTGACCGCGCCCGTCAGGATAGATACCGGCACCTTTACCGGCAATCATGGAGTCGATGAAATTGCCGAACTTCAATAAGAAATTTGTTCCGTCCGCTTGATCCTTACGTAGGTATATTTTTTTAAGTTCTTCAAGCGCTTTAGAGATTTCAAACAGGACACGAAGAGATGAGAATACATTGTTGTCGGTGGGGATTGTTTCATTATCCAGTTTGGAAATAATCTCAAGATAAATGCCATAGCCACGGATGAACTTGCGTAAATCATCTAATGAAACTTTGCGCCCGCTGTTCAGTTCTAGAAAATCCATGCCGGTTAACACATTGGTTTGTGTCAACTGGTCTATAGTAAGGCTGTCAGCTTTTAGCTTAGCTATGATCTTATCGGTGAGTTCCTGTAATTCAAGTTCCGTCATACAGTCAATATTTTATTGGCAACTTTTCTAAAACTTTTGTCATCAACCCGACGTATCTTTATCAGGTTCTCGCTTTCTGTATAGTCCACAATCTTTATATCCTGCAGTATCTGTTTGAAGATATAGCTCTTATAACCCTCAATAGGCTGGCTCATTTCAGGGACATTGGCATCAGCCCGTATAAAGCGTTCCCCTTCAAAATAGACATAAGTACAGCAGAGGATTCTGTTCAGTAACTCTCCGAACCATACGGGACATCCTTGGGCGTTACCAAGCGTGAATGTCTTCTGGGTAGTTTCCAATGCGTAAATTTCAGACAGATTGTTATCATATGTGGTGAACTGTTCATTATTCACACCGAATACCCAGTTGTCATCCATGAAACCGCCGGGAGCACGCCAGTCAAAGAAATACTGAGTGTCGGAAATCCAAAAGACAGCATCCTGTCTTTGTCGGTTGTCCTTCATCGAATACTGTATAAGGGTGGTTCGGGATAATTCAGACGTGTCAGACGTGATACGGAAAGGTTCGGAAACCATCCCGTTGATATCAATGCGGTAACATCCTTCAGCCAGTGCGGTCAGAACATGATAATAAATCTTATCAGTATGGTTCATGCTCCATATTTGCCAGTCAATGACTGTTTCATGACCGGTTACTATGTTGATTACCTTGCCTGTAATCGGTCGTGATTCGGAGCGTGTTATAACCTGTATCATGACTTCATCAGACGGGGCGAATATTTGCATATATTTGCCGGAAGCCCTGCACATATCTGTAGAAGGCTTGAAAAAAATAGGAGTGAACGGACTTACTATATACATAATTTACACTATCTCTATCAATTCATATTTAAGTGCTTCGGTTTCTTGCGGCTTGACATCCAGAGACATGAGATTCCCCTTGAAAATCATTCCGTTCCATTCTATCTGTACAATCGTATTGTTCCAATCTTCCGGAAAAATGAAGCTGTCTGTGGAAAATTTGATATTTCCAGGACCGAATAGCGGGTCATCCAAGGAGATGTCTGTATTCACAGCCCTGCCATCCAGTTTGATGCCGGCATTACCTTCAGTTGATGCGAACTTTAACAGGCTGGTGAAGGAAGCCAGATAACGTTTGTTCGCCTCAATCATATAGACAGGAGCCAGCGGTGCATTGAATACGCTGTTGGTATAGGCACCCTCAACCATAATGGTTCGGTCTACAATATATTTTCCCCCGTTGTTGATGCATTTTACGGCAAACACCTGTTTGTCGCTGTCAGAACTGCTTGTTTCCTCACCCCGTTTCCCTATGAGCTCTTCAAATCCGTAACAATCGGCACGGTATGGGGATATAAGCGACAGTTTGCTGTTGTTCAGTGTTACACCTGTTGTATAGGTGGTGCTGAAATTGAACTCATCATTGCCATTGTTTCCAAGATCATAATCCTGTTTCTCATAGCCAATTTCAATTTCGGAATAAATCCGGCTGCTGTCAACGGAGTATTCAGGCTCTGATATGGAGTGTATGGTTTTCAGATTGGTACTTCCGAAAACCTCATCACGATGCTTGAATACGACATAAGGAACCTTCTCACCCTCATTCACGTTTTCCTTCAAAGTGCATTTCATAAGGCTGGTACCGACAATCACATAATATTGCTCATTTGTAAAAAATACCATATCCGTTCTGGCGCGGTCCGCAATGTTATAATTGGATGAACCGGTGAAAGAACTGTAATATTTGTCATTGTCCGAATACATGAATTGTTTGCTTCTACGTACATACAGGATGTTGGATTCATCCACTGGACCTGTGAATGAACCGGAGTCAGTCTCAACGGAGATTATTGTCCCTCCGAAAGTCTGTACACCCTCATAGTCGGATAGTCCGATATCATAAAGTTGGCATTCGAGTAACGAGGTCTTTTTTGAACCGTCATCATAAACTGCATGATAATACATATCATCCACTGTATCATGATAGTATCTGTCTTCGTGCACTTTATATGATTTGTTGGCATTGTCGTAAACCTGATATCTTTCATAACCGGGGAAATTGGGGGAACGGTCAAGAGTGATGGAAGCATACACAATGGCTAGGAAGTAACCGGCTGTGGTTGAGAAATGTAGGGTGAAATTATCTGTTATGGATGTAATATTTGCTTTGTATGTGGTAAATCCTTCAAAATCATGACTATTGTTTAGTATGTCCGCATAGGGCAGGTCGGTATTGGGCCGGCTTTTCATTTCAATGGTATAAACATATCCGAATACGGTTTCCATCCATTCACAGAACTTGCTGAAGGAGGAATAAATTTTCGCTTTCTCAAAGTTTCGTATGCTTTCGGCTGCCACAAGACGGGAACCGTTCAACCGCCAGTTGTCCTTTTCTGTAAAGGCGTTTGATATATATGTGCGGATGGTCGGTTTGATGCTGCAATAAATACGTTCGCTGTTGGCGCTAATGGACTCCAGTAGGCGGCTGAGCAATTTCAAGGGTGATATCACATCAATATTGACAGGATCGCCCAAGTCATTCCATGATGTGATACCGGTATTATTATGAATCCTGACCGTTCTTCCATCTTGAACGGACATACGCTGATGGTTGAATATAGCGTATTGCAATCTCTCACCGGCAAGCATCTTCCCGCTCCATTTGACTGCGCTTGTGTTCGTATTCGCATCAAGACCCAGAAGATTTGAGTAACCGCATGTCAGAAGCTGTATATTGCCTGATGTGGTTATTTTACATAGTACATGACCGAATTTTTTAGATTCTATGTAAAAGTTGGAAAAATCTACTGTCACATAATTATCTTCGATGCATTCCAGAAAAAAAGATGAGGTGCATGAGTTTGCAGGAAATCCCCATCCGCAATCTGTTCCGGATTTCAAGAAGGTTTCTTCCTGGTCCACTGTGACAAAAGAACGGTTGTTCACTTCATTGGTAACGGTATAATTTACATACGGAATCCACCACCACGCATCTTTAGGGATAAATTTTTCCATATATTCCTTGTCTTCCACGGTTTCCCCGATAATTTGGAAGGAAACCTCATTACGGATACGCACACCATCATAATTCAAAGGAATGTTTTCACGCATCTCAGATACAGGATACTCATATATTGTACCTTTATTCGCCTTTATCAATGCGGCGGCGGAGTTATCTATACAGCCTATTCTTGCCCGGTATGAATCATATTTGAATGTGGAGAAGTCATGGGGACATTCAAAAAGTTTGTTGTAGGTCCAGTTATTGCTGATGCCATAAACGGCAAAGGAGGCCAGTGATTTTAATTTGTCCTTGTTATATAATGAAATGAACCGCTCTCTGGCTTCCTCAACGAATTCCATCGTACTGCCACATTTACGGACAACACCCCCCAAATCCACACGGGTGTATGTGGTCTTTATATCACTGATATTGGCAATCATGCGTGATACGTCGATACAACTGTTATCAGCTGTATCGACCGTATTGGAACCAATCATCAGATAATATTTGCAAATCATACAATCATAGTTTTACTTTCGGGCAAATATAGAGAAAAAGCCGGCCGATACTCCGGCTGGCTTTAATCTTGGAAATTCTTGGAAAGTATGACTGTAAATTAATGTATTGATAATCAGTGTGGTATTGTTCTAGCGGAATGGAATGCAATTTTATTCAGTCTTAATAGACTGTAATCAGATTCTCTATTCTGAAGCATCTCATTTCGTTCTTTCGGGCATCAAAATAAGCGAATGTCTTATAGCTGGGTTTCGTTATTCTTTTACCTCTTACGGTAGCGCCGGCAGGGAGATTCATCAAAGTGCCTTCGGCGTATCTGATGGATCCGTCTGTCTTTTCATAAGCGAATCTGACTGTTTCAGTTCTCATTTTCTTAGCCAGCCTGTAGAGTTCCCATGCCTTGAGCATACAATATCTCCAGCTCTTTCCTGTAGCTTTTAATAACTGGTGTGCATACTTCATTACCCTCACTCTGAAATTTGTTCTTGTTTCCATAAGTTCTGTTTTTGGTTTGACTTGTTGTTTTTTATTGTACTATAAAGATAATCATAATAAACAAGTTTTACAAACAGGAACTCTTCCATTTAAAATGTACGAACTCTATTTAACGGTTAAATCCAGTTCGTTCCTCAGCAGTTCCCGACCGTAAGAGATACGGCTTCTTACGGTATTTACTGGTATTCCGACCATTTTGCCTATTTCTTTGTATGAATATCCGTGTGCGTAGTAAACCACACAGTCCATACAGCAGGTTCTGTTATGGCATCTCCTTATTGCAGCCTGAATGTCATGTACCATCAAGTCATCAGAGGCTTGATTATGGGAGAATATCTCTTTAATGTTGTCACACCCCACAAATCGGATTAGTGATCTTCGATTATAGGCGGTGATATAGGTGTTCAGCATGATAACCTCACACCAGGGTTTCAGAGCCCTGCCCTCCTTGAATTTTTCTTTATTGCTTAAAACCTTATAGATGGTGTCACCGACAAGATCCTCGATATCGCATACGGATGAACAGTATCTTCTTGCTATTTTGAAAAGCCATGGATACAAATCTGCTATCTCACGATTGAAATCAGTCATTTTTTCACAATTTTAAGGGTGAATAATGATGATTCCTCACTCAGGTTCTTTTCAAGCTCAAGATGATACATCTGCGCCTGTTTCAATAATTCACTTGCGGAATTTTCCAGTTTGTCGATAAGCGTGTCAATATTCCTTTCAGAGTGGCGGAGGGTGCTTTTCAATTCTGATAACTCGGAAATAATCCTGTTGCATTTCTGATCCAAACGATCCAGACCCGGCAATATGAGAGCAGCCAGGGCATTAACTATTCTTTTATTATTCATAAGTAAGTTGTTTGTAATTTCAAGAATAGTTACTAACTGTCTGTCCGAAAATTCGATACGTATTTAAAAAAGCGGGTGGAAATAAAAAGAATAAGGAGTTTTATCTGCTCCTTGTTCTTAATCTTATTTCAGTGTTGGCGCGCTGGACTATGTTAGCGTAAACAGCGGCATTTATTGTATGTATGTCAATTTGCATTTTAAAATAAGTCATGACAAACGCTATTTCAGAATCAAAGGAGGCACGGATCGCATTTTCATTTATGGCAGGGTTATCTGCTACAGCCATATCCTCTGTTCTTTTTTTATAGAATTCAGCCTCATGTAACATATTCTCAACGGCCTTTTTGAGTCGGTCATCCGTCAGGTTAGCAGGGAGGCTCTCTTTTAGAGCTTCCCTCACCTGTTCGTATCCTTCAAGAATACAAAGCGATTTGCATAGTTTTAACAGGAAGATCCGGGCGTCAATCTTCAAGGCATTTTCTTTCTCAGCCATTATGGCTTTTACACCAGTTGGATTCATGAGTGTCCTGTATTCAAGGATGAACCGGGATGCAAGTTGTTTCATTTCTTTCTCAGAGGCATTCTCATTTTCTTCAAGCAACACAGAATTGTCACCACAGGACAATTCAATGAATTGTGCCAGTGACAGCTGGTTCAATCTCTCAATCATAATCTGGTTCTTTTATAAAGTTCATAATTAAAATCATAGGTATCACGATGCTGCTGCTTTGCCATCTTACGCATATCACTACGCATTCCTTTCAATTCATGGTTTAAGGAGGAGTAATCGTTGTTGACCACAATATTGTTCTCTGTTTTTCCAACGTGTTGCTGGCTGATATTGAGAAAGTCAACGGAGGACAGATGGTATAGGCTGGCATCGGGGAGTACTTGGGTTCCACGGGGAAGGTCTACAAGCGTAGGAACATCAGGTGTTATCCATGCTTTGCCACTGTAGACGACAATTTCTTTCTTGCCGCCATCGCCGACAATGGCAGGACCTCCTGTATGGTTGTCAGTTCCTTTGGCATATTTGGGAATCGGAGTTGCCATGATAGTGGCGACTTGTACAGCGCCCATGGCTCCGACTAATGCAGCCAGTACAAAATTAGGTAGTGCTTCGGTTATTGCTAGTGCTGTTGCTATGCTAGCATTGGCGATATTTGCAGCTTTATCCCAAACAGCCTGTTTATATTGGATATCCTGACGTCTTTTTTCCAATTCTTCTTCCTTTTTACGGGTCTTGTCCTCTGCGGCACGCTTTCTGGCCTGCGCTTCTTCCTCAGAAATAATTTTCTGCTCCTTTAGCAATTCTATTCTTTCTATTTCCGAGTCATGGGCATCAGTGTTCGCTTCGGACTCTTCCTCTATCTTATCCAGTTGCCCGTCATACAAGGTTCCGATCAGATCGCCGATGGTACTGACAGCCTGTGATGCTGTCTGAAGCCATTTTTTCAGATTCTTGATGCGTTCCTTGTAAGCTTTTTCTTCCGCCTTGTTAATTTTTTCAATGGCTGTAATCTCGGCATCTGCTTCCTTATTAGCCAGATCAGCTTTCAACTTACATAATTCCTCGGTAAGTTTCTTCCGGTCTTTTGCGCTTAAGTTGTCAACATTCAATTCCTGTTCAATGGCATCAATGGCGGCTTCTGTAGTTTTACAGACATAATCAAGTTTGATTAGGTATTCTTCTTCTGCATATTGCTCGGAAGACATGTTCTCTGTTTCTTTGCGTCTTTTCAGATTTAATAAATCTGTCTGGAACTGCCTGTCACGCACAGCCTGTTCGGCTGCCGCATTATCAGCAATTTGGAGAATCTGTTCGGATGCGAATTCTTCCAACAGGCCCTGTCTTTTTTTCTTATACTTTTCATCAATAAGAAAGACATCCTCACCGGATTTCTCGGCGGTGTTCATCTCCTCCTCACGCTCCAGATCAAGCATCTTTATCTTAAGGTCTAGTTCTTCCTGAGTACCTTTTTGTATTATGGCCATACGGTTTGAAAGATTATTTTTTTCAGCGTCTAGGGCAAATTTGATTTTAGCATCAGAGATTTCCTTTTCCATCTTTTCAGCAAGGTTATTTCTAGTAGCGCTTTCCTCCTCACTGTTACCTCTGATTGCTGCGATTTGCCTGCTATAATTCAGACTGATGGATTTAATCTGTTTTTCAAGTCCTTCATCCATCAATGCCAGTTCGCTTTGCTGATATTTCTCTTTTATGGCTAACCTTTCTTTCTCAGCTTTTTCAAGGGCTTTCTTCTCCTCGTCTGTCAGTCGGGTGGTGCCGATAGTTACATCAGTGGAATTTGATATTTTCCTGATATCTGCAATCTGTTTTTCCAAAGAAGTCACTTTAGTTACTTTATCCAGATATTCATTCCAGGTTTTTGTCTGTTCCTCGCTGAATTCGGCATTTGTCTTTTCCAGTCCAAACGCCTGTTTGAAGAATGAAGCATCTCCCATATCTTTCCATAACTGCTGGTTCTCATTATAGAATTTATTCCTTAAGGACTGTTGCTTTGATAACTCTTGCTCCAAAATGGCAATTCTTTCATTTTTGGCTTTTTCCAATGCTGTCGTTTCGTCATCCCCGGCCTTCAGATATTCATCTTTCAAACGGTTTATGGCAATAATCTCAGATTTTATGGATTCCTCCGCATAAGGGGATGCTGCTCTCTTGGCTGTTTCAACTTGCTTATCCGCAAGTTGTTCCGCGTTCATTAGCCATTCATTTATTTTGCGTATGCCATTTGTTGCCATGTCGATAAAATCCTTCATGGCTCCGGTATTGTCCATTATAGTCAGCATCAAAGATTCCCAGGCTGATGATAAGTTATACAATGCGCCTTGTACATTGTTCCCCATAGTATCGGCCATTTTATTCAAGTCATCTTCCACTCCTGTAATCTGGTCACGGAGAGGAACGATCTTGTCTGATGCGGTCAGAAAGGCGTTAAAAGCTGCCACACTTCGTTTATCGGTCATTTCTAGTGTGGAATTCAGATCAATCCCTTGTTCTTTTAATCTTTGCAATCCGTCAACCAATTCCGGTAATGTCTTAACCGGTCCACCAAGAGCTTGTGCTAATTTACCACTGCCATCAGCCAAATTCAGTAATATATTCCGGGTGGCTGTAGCCGACATGGAAGCATCAAATCCTGCGTCTGCCAGTTTGCCCAATAAGGCCAATGTGTCTTCTATTGTGAAGTTGAAGGCCTTGGCAACAGGTCCGACGATGGGCATTGCTGTCTGAAGGTAGGAAAAGGAAAGGGCGCTCTTGGTTGTTGCGACAGCCATTGCGGATACGTACCGTTCCGTTTCTTCCGTATCAGCCCCGAACATACGTAGAGCCGCACCAGCCAAAGCAGCAGCTTCCGGCAATTCAGCACCAGTAGCCTGGGCAAATTTCAGCACTCCCTCGGTCATATCAAGTATCTCTGTCTTGGAAAAGCCTAATTTGGATAATTCTATTTGCAGGTTGGTCGCTTCTGAGGCGGTGTATTTTGTCGCTTCTCCCAAACGCCTAGCATCTGCTGTCAAGTCTTTTATCTCTCCTTTGGTCGTACCCAATATGGCAGCGAGCTTACTGTTTGCCGCTTCAAAATCAATAGCTGTATTAACTCCTTGTCTGATAGCTCCTGTCAGCTTTTGAATTCCTGCAATAACCGCTTGAGCACCTAGCATTCCTTTGATCATACTGCCGACACCGATTGTTACTTGGCTTATTCCGCTGTCGAAGCTTGTTTTCAACAGATTGCCCGTACTTTTAGCAATGATTCCCATGTTCTTCATGGCGGAATTACCTCGTTGAATCTCCATCCATGCACGTTTTATGGATTCGGTATAATCACCAACAGTCATTTTCTGCTGGGTGTACCGGTCAGAATTACGCTTCACATAATCAGTATTAACCCCGATGGTGGAGTTTAGACGTCCGATAGTCTGGATATATTCCTCATCCGTGTCCCGTACAAGTTTCACAGCCTTGCGCAACAGCCTGTTCATGTCGTTAGCTTCCTGAATGCTATGGATTTCCTTGTAAGTGGCGGCAATGGCATCAGTTATAATCTTTTGACGCTCCTGTTCTGTTACGTTGGCAGATTTTTTAGCCGTATTCGAGGCTCTTTGAGCCTTTTCAACTGTAGCCTCTGCTTTGGCCAGTTTCTCCAATGATTCGGCATTTTTTTTGCTGGCATCGGTAAGCTTCTTCATCTGTGTGGCTGATAAGTTGCCACTCTTGATTTGTTCATCGAGGCTTTTGGCAACTCTCTCAGCCAATTCAGATTGTTTTTTTAATGCTGCATTCAAATCATTGGTCGCACCGTCAGCTTTTTTAGCCTGGGTTATAATGACAGCGTTTAGCTTGTCCAAGTCACCGACAACTTCGACATTCATTTTTAATCCTTTAGCCAGTTCCTTGGCTGCGTCGCCGTAAATAGACTTTACTTTCTCTATTTCCTGACCAAGCTGTTTTACCTGTTCTATTTCTTTCTCATCAACAAGATCGGTTATCTTTAATTCTGCCATAATTACAAATAATGTCTGTATTCTACAATCGTGCCTTTTATCTCTGTGCCCAGTCGGTCAAATGAGTAACTGCCGTCAGCTTTCAAGTAGATGACATAAATACATTCGTCCAGCATGGCCGCTTTACGGGCGAGTTCACTTACACGTTCAAGTTCACTCATTTCTTTTTTTATCTTACAACCGCATGACATGATAATATTATTTATATCCACATTCTTTGAAAAAATTCTCAATCCATGGTCTGAGGTGCATTATGATGAAGTATTCCTTTGCGGAAGAGCCTAAAGCGAATATATTGTCACCATATTTCTTTTGGATATCGGGACCGTCTATAAATCCTTCCGTAAATACGCTCATACTCCTGTTCAATCTTTCCAACCTGATGCTGTCATAGAAAGTACCGGTAATGAAAAGGTTGGGAATCTCAGAAGGGCGCGGGGGCAGGTTTAACAGAAAACTGACTACCGGAGGTGTGATTTTTTCTTTCCATCGCTTGTACTTTTCAGGCTTATTCTGCCAGGGACCCGGCTCATTGAAATAAGGATCGTTGTCATAAGTAGGGCTCAGACATCTGTCTGTTCCGTCCATACCGCTATATAACTGTTCCTGAATACAGTCTCTGATAATGCTCTTGTTTGCATCCATGCAGTTCAGACATTCCTCTTCAAGTCCGGCGGCTATGGCATTGATTGTTTTTGATACTTCATATATGTTTGCCATAAATTAAAGATAAGGCCGGACAATGACGTCCGGCCGGGTTGTCAATCTTCTTTCGTAGCTTCCTTCCCCACAATCTTATCGTAGGTGTCAGAGAGCATCTTTTTGCGTGATGCCTCTTTGCGGTCTTGCCATAATACTTTAATGTGTCTTTCAATGAACTCTTCCTTTGTCATGGATTTTACAGCGTTCTCTACAAATGTCACTCCTTCGATTTTCATACCTGCTCGATATATTTGATATTGTTTTCAAATAGGATGGAAGGTGCCTTTAGAGATGGAGTTCCGGAATCTTTCGGAGTAATGGTCAGCACACCGTCAGCGTAAGTAGCGGTTGTTGCATTATCCAGCACTTCAGCGGCTTTGTCTGCTATGAGTTGTCCAAATTCAGGAGTACGGTCATAAGCACCAATCTTTTCAATAATTTTGTATTTATTGCTGGTCATGCTGACAAGTTCCACACCAATCAGCCCTCTGAGGGAATACTTGGGATCGAATCCTAATTGGATGAAGTCGAAATTCAGCAGGCTGTCTTCAATATCCATGTGGCAGAAACTTATTGTCATTGTTGATTTGGCGCCACTTGCCGGGTATTGGGTTACAGTTGGATAAACAGTGGACATCGGAATACCTGCAAGTAAGTCTGTACCGTCATTATACCCGATAAGCATATAGTCCTTGTTCCAGAAATAGACGTCCCATTCCCTGTTTGCTGCTTTCAATAGTTGTGCGTTCAGCACTTCATCAAAGCCTGCCAGAGTGAATGTATCCGTTTGTGCATTGAGTCCGTTAAACTGGTTGGGACCATATCCGACCGCGCTTATCTGGGCCTCTCCGCCGTTTTTTGCATATTCGAAAAACGGGGAGATTGGATAAATCCGGCCGGGGCGGTCCGCATGGCACATCTCTGCCAATTTTTCTGCTGTAACATCATCAGGAAGTTTTGTTCCCGGTTCGACCAGAATCGCTCCTTTAACTTTTGACCAGTCAATCTTACAAGCCGAACTACCCGAATTAATATGGGTTCCGGCACAAGTTCTAATCTTTTTCATTATCTTCTACAATTGGGATTATTAATAGTTATTTCCATCGAGCTGATATCAATGGCATCAATAGGATCGCTCACTTCCTGTCCGGTGGCTGTCATTGCACCGTATCTGCCATAAGAATAGTTCTCGGAATAAACATGCCTTACTTTGTCATCCGCTCCCCAGTCAAACCGGTTGTCTTCGAGTAATACATCAAGTAACCTTCCATAAATCGGGCGCAAGATATTCTTGAAAGAGTTTACCTCGCGTTCCTCGTTTGTCCAATCTTTGGTTGACGGGCAGGCGATAACTAATGAAACCTTTGACTTTGAATAGTAATGCCGGCTGTCACGTCTCTCACTTATCGGACAAAATAAAGCGACAAGAGGAAACTTCAAAGGCAACTGCCGCTCAGACTGACTGTATACATCAAGAGTATCCTTGATATATTGACTGTTCCCGAAGATATAGTTCAATGGCGGATTATCCACCTCCTGAAACCCTCCGTTGCCGTCAGGACATAGAATCTTAAGATTCCGGGAAGCCTTGGAAACTACATCACGAAAGATATCCACTATATCCATTGTCATAGGTTAAAGCTGTTTATTGGAGTTAACAGATTCTTGTTGACGTTCACTTTGAACGGGCATTCATCGGAAGAAGCCCAACAAACGAATTGTTTGTTTCTTTCAACCATTGTATTCCATGTGCTTACCTGACGTTGGAGCGGGGAAACATGCTTGTTGGATGATTTCAACTGTATAAGTCCGGTAACAGTCGCATCTGTATTCATGTCACGTAAAATATGATAGAATACATAATCGGCAAAAGATTCACGTAACTGCCTGCACACATATTCATAAGGAGAAACAGTATCATTCTCTGTTTTTGGGGATTCATTTTCAATTATCTCAAGATAATCCGTAATCTGACCGGCAAGCGTGAAGCCGACAACATCATTCAGGAATTTCCGTTGAAAAGAACGGATATACCCGTAAATGACATTGTTGGCGGAAAGTCCTTCAGCGGTCGGCATCTTGGCGGTAGTGGCGTTTCTTATCTGCCGGGGGCCGGATATGAAATATGATACATCAACAAGCATAGACATGACTACTTCTTTTTAGTTGTTTTCTTTCCGCTGGTGTTCACAGATGGATTGACATTATCCATATCTATGGACATGGAATCATCTTCTGGCAGATTATTGCTGTCGGTGATATTCAGTGTCTTACTGTCTTTCATATCGACTTCCTTTTCATCCGTTTCAGGCATACTGCCGCTGGCTTCCATCTTGGTCATACGTGCTCTCAGGGAATCTCGTTCACTGGTAAGTGATTCTATCTGCCCATCTTTCTGGGCCAATGTCTCTGTCAGTTCTTTGACTTGGGCTTCAATGGCTTTTAACGCATAGTCCTCATGGACCAGCGTACCGGAGATAGGAGTGACTTTTATCAGCCCTCTACCTATACGGATACGCTGCTCACGAAGCACACGCCCGAGTTCCTTTTCGTCACCTTCAAGTATGTACTTCATATTCTTTATGCGGATTTAGTGATTGCTTCCAATACATCGTCCAGATCACCATAAGCGAATGCCCAGGGCATGTAGACAGGCATCATCAATTCTTCCTGAATCATGACTGTGGTCATGTTTTTCAGTTTGGTGTTGACATCATCTGCGAATTCGATTGCCAGAGTGGTGTAGTCTATCAGAGAACAACCGTTCAAAAGGTCACCGGCAAAGTATTTGCCGACACCGATGGCGTTACATTCGATAACAGGTACGTTGCCGATATATTTACGACCGTTCACTTCGGTAATTAACTCAAGATTTCTGCCGGTTGTATCCTTGGCGGTGGAAATAGTGAAGACTGTGGACGGATGCAGAACCAAGGCATTAGGTGAATACTGGCCAAAATTAAGTACGGCGAAGATAGCGTTCACGACATCCTTCATGTTCGGGTCCTCCACAGAACCGAACATACCGCTTTTAATGGCTCCGGACATTTTGGCTACTGAAGTTTCGGTTCCCTTATAGTCAAAATCAATAGCGAATTTACGGTCATTGATTTTATGAATATCGAAAGTATCGTTCAAGCCTGTCTCTACTGTCGCACCTGACAGGGTCACCTTCATCTTGTCAATAATCTTGTCATTGGCTGCGGCTAGAGTTATGATTGTCTGGCCGTTTGCAGCCTCGAGTGACTCAATGGCACCGGCAGAGATGGTAACATAATTACCGGCAATGAATTTGGAAACACAATCCACGCCTTCATAACGGGTGATACCTTTCAGATTGTCCCCGGTACCGTCACCGAACATAATCTGATAGTTCTCGGAGAATTTGACCCATAAAGGCAGACGGTTGAGGATGAATGATACTACATACTGCTTTGCCTTCAACAAACGTTTTGACAGATTCATGTGGGTACCGATACGTTTTACATTCGTGAACTCTTCCTTGAATTTCAATGATGATTCAGCCAACATACCGTTTTCTGCTACAACCATGACATTGCGGTCAAAATCATAGACCTGTTCGTATGAGATGGACAGTGCGGATGGATCACCCTGTTCAACCATCATCAGATCACGGAGATTCAGTTTCTGTTCGTTGACTGCGGTGACAACACGTCCTGTCGAGCGGTTGTTGCTTCTTGGCGTATTGGAACTTTCGGTGATGGATACGATGCCTTTTAAATCAAGATTCATGGAACCGGATGTCTTGGTGCGGTTCGCAAAATAATCCTGGCATGCAGGACTGTCAAGAAATTCACCAACAGCTTTCTCCACTTCATTGACGGAAGTCATATGACCGCCTTTTTCCTTGATCTTGTCGAAAGCCTCCGCCAGAGCTGTCACCTTTTCAGCCTGTTCATCATAGGACTTTTTAATATCTTCAAAATTGGAAAGATGTTTCAACTGTTCTGTGATATTCTTGGAGATATCCTTGAACCTGTTCTCAATATCCTCCTTTGTCATCAGACCTTCGGCAAATTCATCACATACTTGTTTGCATTTCAACTGGATACTGCCCAAAAGAGATTTTTCCTCATCGGTCATGTCCTTTTCCTGTTTGGCGAAAGAAATCAGGGAGACAGGTGCTGCAACCAAAAGTCCGGTTACATGTTCCGGACCATTTAAGGCACATACTGTACAAACGACAGCCACAATGGCAAACATAATAAGGGATTGGTATTTCCCCACATTTAAAAAAGTCTTCATTTCAAATTCGTTTTTGGGTTAAACATTAAATAAATTGACTCAATTTTGCAGCAAGCGAGAGATTCGTTTCGTGCTTCTCATTTCCCTTGTCATCAGCAGGCTGCCGGGTGTCATCTGACGGCGCGACAGCAGCTTCAGGTTTGGTATCTGCAATCTTGGAAATCATTGTTCTATATACACGGCTCCAGCAGTGAGGACAACGAACATAGCTTACGATATCCTCTATGCTTTTGCCTGTCAAGTCAACATCAAGGCTTTTATGGGCGTCAAGGACAGCTATAACCTGCTCACGGATTTCAGGTTTCAGTTTATCCATTTCGGTTCGGACAATATCCTCTACAATCCATCTCTGATACATGGCGGCAAGGTCAAGCACCTGATTGTTGAACGTGGTTTCAGCCTGTTGGTCATAGTCGAATGTATGACCGCATTCCGGACAGGTAACCATATTGCTGTTTCCTGTCAATGCCTTTTCGATAAGATCCAGCTTCATACTTAAATCATTTAACCGCTCATCCGAATATCTCATGTTCAGAGCTTTGTTTATCATTTCAAGAGATGATGTAAGCTTCGCGCGCTGTGTGTCAATACTGTCATCACTCTTTATATCCACAAGAAATGTCTGAGGGTTTGATCCCCATGCTTGTAAGGTGGAGGCTTCCCCAAGAAACCATTCTTTGACATGGGCCGGATCATTCACATCCCTGCGGACGGCTTTCACACCGATGGAATGCTCCAGTGTCTTGCCACATTCAGCATAAAGTTTGTAATCTTCAAATGTTTCCCGTCCGATCTGTTTGTTAAGGTTCATTTTGGATACGATAACCAGATTCATGTTATCTTCCCTCGCTTCAATAGGGCAACCTATAAGTTTTGTCTTGTCATGGTCCAGCAGATGTTTGCCACGTTTTAAGAAAAACTCGTTGATCGTTTTATTGAAAGAACCGCTATCAGAGATATCACCTTGCGTATCTTTAATACCGATACCATTAACGGCAATCGTAACAATGCCTTTCTGCTCATCAACATCATTCGCCTTCGTCTTCAACTGAAGGCTTCTCAACTCTTTGTCCATTGTCATTTGATTTTTTAGTTATACTTAAGATTTTCTTTACTCTCTCAAGCTCCTTGTCAGACATCTCGTACAGAAGTTTGTCAAACAGGGAGTTTTCAACTTTGCTTTCCCCGATACGGGCACGGTAATCATTCAGGGTGATGATACCATTCTGAAATTCGCCCATCGCACGTTCCGATATGATTTTAGAAACTTCCTCCTTTTCCTTCTGCCCTTCCTGAAGGCAGTCCACGTGACTGAAATCGACATCAATGTAATATCCGTCACGGTCATATCCCAACATACGTGTCAGTTCACTGGCGTAGCGCCTGGCTGCCGGGATTATCTTGGAGGTGTAGACTCCCTTCTCAGCGGATTTCTGATTATTGAATGTACTGTGGTCCTTGCGTGGTACAAGTTCCGGCGGAACACCAAATACACCGGCAATTATGATGGCATCATTCAATGTTTCTTCAAAAGGCTGTAATTCCTGAATGCTGAGGTTGGTGCGGATGAAATCCATAGGAACATCACTTAATCCATACGGAAACCTGCTGTTGTCAAGGCCGTAATTCTCGTTGAATTCCTCACGAAGATTTCTCTTTTCATCTTCGGTCATGGCAACTGTACCCGTTTCGTCCTTTTTTTCGGAAACGAATATTCCCAAGGCTCCACGTTTCATGTATATCACATTTCTAGCCTGATAAACAGGAATGAGATTGTCAATGGCCATCTTTACGGAATACAGCCGCGAATGACCTTTTATAAAGTTGTCATTTCTATAATCTGTGTTACCGTCCTGATCGTGATAAATGAAATTAGGATTGATCTGTTCAGCATAGTTCAGCCCGTACTGTAACAGGTAATAGTCAATTATATCTTCTTTCTCGGCATTACCGAATAAGGGGATATAGTTCTTCAATCGGATGGTAACCTTATCTGATGGAAGCACCCAATAATTTTTGCATTTTTTGTAAATTGGGGTCTTTAATGTTTGAAATGCTTCAGGTACAACGCATTTCAAATAGCTGTTACCGGTAGCATATTTATATACAAAATGTTGGTAGACAATCCCTTGAAATGAATTCAAACAATTAGGACGGTCTATCAGGTCATTGAACTGCCTGTTGTTCCATACGACCGAATCATCGGAAGCTTTTTTGAGCATGAACCTACCCCCAGCAATGCGGCTGGCAAGAAAGTCGATAGGGAAGAATATCTCACCGACGGTGTTGAAAAGAGTAAGGAAATTGGAATCAGCCACATATGGGCTGTATATGTCTTCGCTAAGTCTGAATCTTCTTTTTGACAGGGCGGAGAATATCTTGTCAACTTCCTGAGCTACAAGGCTGGAAATATCGGTGCTCTTCTTCTTTCCAAATATATTTTCTAAAATTGTCATATAGGAATCTGTTTCCGGCAAATGTAAAGAGAAGAAGCTTTCATTTTACAAAATACCTCAATCTTGAAAATAGGAGAGGGGAGGACGTGATATGTAATAACTTGTATACAAGTTGATTATAACTTATTTTAGCTGGAACGCGATTTTATTATGTAGTGCCCCCAACCACTGAGAACCGTACTGGCTCCCTTATTTTCGCAATCAACGTTGTAGTCCATCAGGTTGGTTACAAAATTGCCGTATTCCCGTGATTCTTCAAATTTCTTGGGGGAAAGAAGAAGATTTTTCTTTATAAAGTCAGATGTGGCGGATATGCGTTTGTCTACATCGGAATATTCTTTTATCACTCTGATATCCGCCCCTTTCATCTCTTGTCTCAGCTCCTTTACCATCTGATAATAGACAGGAGAACATTCAAATATATGGGTCTTTGCTTCATGGCACATGATGGCCTTTTTTATCTCGTCAACGGATGATGTGTCTTTAAACATGGCATCTGTCAGATGCCATGTGTTGCCGCAACGGCGCGTATGTACAAGAAGGAATGTTCCAGCCACATTCGGCATTATATAAACCACGCTGTCTGTATAATTATGTACAGTATCCGGATTGAAGAAGTCGAGCATTCCTTTACCTGCGTATAAATTCCGTTTGCGCCGGTTGCTGAACTCGATAAAACTTTCGTGGCACAAGTCATGGACAATATATCGGAACGTGTCGGACAAATGCCCGTGTTCCTCATACGACTGCTTGGTAGTGGAGTTTTTCACTTTTGTTTTTAATATGCCACCATTGGAATCTTTCTGGACACTCATATAGTCCTCAAGAGATATCGTACAACTTTCGTCAATGCAGATTTCAATGCCGGGTATCTGGAAATCGAATATCGCATTGATGAACTCGCCTGTCATGGCAACGGACGGATTTCTGTCACCCACTTTGTCTTCTATGTCGAAACCTTCATTCTTTAATGTTTCGATGAACAAGTCCATCCAGGAGCGTTTCTCATCATCAAAAGTGTTGGCTGATTTGGTGGATGCATCGCCATGGACAAACAGCTTGTCGCAATACCTTATTGATTTCAGATATTTGGCGACCAGTTTGGATGATTTCCTCACTGTGTTATTCGGGGATTCGGCACATGTTTCATGGAACTGCCATATCTTTATGCCTGTAGTGAAATCCACTTGCCAGTAACTGATACTGATGAACGGCAGCACATTATTATCGACAGAAAGATGAACAGGCAGACTCGGATTATACGGGCGCTCTCCCGAATGCTGTCCTCTTTTGAACGAGCCGAAAAATTCACTGCCGGTACGTATGACTCCCCATTCGCCCAGTGCATAGACATTATAGTAGTCCGGATCGTTGATACGGTCTTTCTCGAAGTCGGCGACACACTGTTCATCGTAATAGCCGTATGTGCCGTCCGGAGATCCGACAACCCAGAAGTTATTCAGATAAGTGGACTGGATGAGGACAGTATCGCCCGGATGTTCCACAATCTCTTTTGTCCGGACATTCATAATCTGTTTGGGCTCATTCATTCTTAGTGACTTTACCGTTGTAAGTTCTTCAGGGATTCTCTTGCCACCCAAAGTTACTTCCATCGGGATATCATGCCATTTGTCCTTGTCGAATATCTCTTTCTTAATCCAGTGGGTAATTTTGATGGGGTTAAATGAACAGATTATTTGCTGGCCGTGCTTGCCACGCAGACGTTTTCTTATCTGTTTGAAATCTCCGTGTTCAAAATCAGAAAACTCTTCAAGAAACACACGCTTGTAATTCTCTAGTCCTTTGATCTTTTCGGAATCATCCAGACCGGAAAAAGTAATTTTAGCTCCATTGAACTTGCAGACTATGCGCCTTTCCTTAAAGTCAAAAAGATGATAGACATTCAAAGTCTTTGAAGCTTCCTTGAATGCTTCATATATGGAATCTTTCAGAGCTGCACCGACTTTTCTGAATACTTTAGTGTTCTCGGGATCCTGCAAGGTCATTATAAGGATAGCCTGAGCTATACTGAATGACTTGGCGGATGATGAACCGCCATACAGGATGATGAATCGTAATGAAGCATCCTGCAAATATTTCAAAAGATGAAAACAATTAGGATTGAGTTTCTTGTAATTTATAACCATATACTGTTCTATAAGTAGGTGATTCTCCTAGGGCAGATAAAGAAAAAGTGTTAGTGTGCTGTTCTATTTATCCGATTTGTCGTTTTCGTCAAAACCGATGCGCAGTTCACCGATCTTATCGCCGTCATTTTTTACATTGATGGTCTTTTCGGCATCCCATCCGTTCCATGCACCAAGAAGCCGGGCGGCTTCTGTCTTACCTGTGAACTCATAGGAAACTTCTCCTTTCTTGTTGGTTATCTTCTTCATTGCATTCCGGATACGTTTGGGCATTTGGTCGGGTCGCTTTAATTTTACTTTGCCTGTTGAAGAATCAAGTATATATAAGTCTTTGGGGTCAGCCATTACAATATCATAGAGAACCTTCTCAACCGCCTCACGTCTGACTGCGGAATCTTTGGCACGTTGTTCCTTAATTTGATTTATCCTTTGGGAGACCTTTGGGTTTGACAAGAGAAGGCTGGCTTCAGTCCATACACTTTCTGCCTTCATTTTGGAAGCATTGTAAGCCATGCGGTAGGCTTCGCTTGCATTGCCTTCGATATCTACATAATATTGGCAGAAATTTTCTTGTTTGAGTGTCAGTGGTCTGTCTTCTTTTGATGTCATATGGTTTTATATTTAAGCCTGCAAGAAAAAAAGATGGGGTTAAGACTTCTTTTCCTGCAGGTGGATTAAAACTTAAAAAGTAATTTCATTGGGCGCTATCCTTCCTCCGCCTTGGAATTTTGGGGCGTTTGGTTTCTCCGCCCGGCAAAAATCTTTCTGATTCCATTCTCTACGGAGGTGTAGGACAAAGGTACTAAGAAAATGTACCTGTCCACTACTTGTTCAGAATTGTCATGTTCACGGGTGGTCTCCACCAGTTCAATATCAATGCTTTTATACGATCCCACAATTTCTGCGAAGCTTTTTACGGTGATAGGTTGCATGTTCGCCACATTGACAAGGCGTTTGTGTGAGCCGTAGGCATAGATGAGTCCTTGTACCGCGTCATCAATGTAGGTGAAGCAACGGATATTCCGGCCGTAGTTGTACAGTTTGACTTTTCCTCTATTGAGTAAAAACCAGAGAAGAGTTCTTTTACGTGGGAGGGAACCGTACACGTTATGAAGCCGGACGCCTGTCGCGTCTTTGCAATAGAATGAGGCGTACTGCTCGTTGAAGTATTTGGATATGCCATACATGGAGGTTGTGTTGCATGGATGGGCGGCAGACGAACTTGCGTATACCAATTTTACATGATACCTGTTGCAGGCATCAGCGACATTTATGAAAGTGTCAATGTTGTCTTTTCGGATTTGGGGGATGTTTCCATTGAATACGGAAGTCTGTGCGGCCAGGTGGAATACACAGTCTATATCTCCGTTTTTGAGGATGTCGCAAATGCTTGCGGCATCCTTGCCGTTTTTCCGGTCAATTCCGATCACTTCAACATCACGTCTTTTCAATTCCTGACAGAGGGCTTTGCCTATGAAGCCTTCGCTGCCAGTTACAATCATCTTCATCTTTAATCGTTTTAGAGTTAATAAATTGGGTTTTATGGGGTGGTTGTTCTATCACTCGGAAATAATCTTTTTCGCGCTGTCAATATTCCGATGGTTCAGATAGGACTGCCAGCATTCATTACAGCGTGACCATTTGAAACCATTTTTCTTCAGTTGGTTACGTATGTCTGCATCCGGAATGGAAGGAAAGAATAGTTGCAGGCGGTTTTCTGAATAATTTTCAACCAGACTTACACCATTGATGGTGTATTCCTTATTCTCTGTCATTTTCATTTTTCTAGCTCTCTCAAGCTGTTCTTTGACCCGCCGGATATTAGATCCATTATTGGTAATGATATAACTGGGAAACCCTATTTCACCAAAACAGTCGGGAATGAAGAGTTGTGTTATCCCGTTTTCGGAATATCCTAACTCTTTCAGTTTATCATGTTTCTCAATTTCGGAGAGCTTCTTGGAGCGGAGAATCTTGTTGGTGGCTTTCATTGTTTCCTGTTTCTTTCCAAGGGTGGCCAGCTTTTCTTCCAGCCGTTCTACGGCATCGTCATCTCCCAAGTAAATTGAGGCATTATTTTCTGCCGCCTTGGCTTTCTGTTCAAAATATTCAGCTTTCTCGCTAAGCTTTACCGCTTTTCCCAGCGTATTCCATGAGCGGTCCAGAATTCGTCGATGAGTACTTTCTGAATGGTGCCCTATAAGTACGGGTTGTCCCATGGGGATGTTCTCCACTAACTTATGGCTTTGACTGTAAGCCTCCTTAGATTCTTTCATCGCTTTTTCTGCAAGTTCCCTGTACCTGCCAGCTTTCGCTTCTTGTCTTTCTTTTCTGTTCATAATTCAATGTTATTTGGTTTGACTATATGAAAAGACCACGACTAATGCGCCGTGGTCTCGTTAAACAAATCCTGTTGTTTTTGGGGAACTATATCATCGAACAAGCCGGGAACACGCGGTTGCAGGGCTTCATACTCTTCCCGGAAAAACTCGGCTTTCGTGCGTCCCTTCTTCTTGCCTTTGCGGGTATGCACATCGAATGTATAAGGTGGAATGGGTATGGGGCTTTGTCTGATATCCTCAATCCATTTTTCTATATCGACATCCTTGCGGTCATAAATGAAGTTCTGCAAGTGGTCGGCATCACGATTCTTCCGGCATTCGCACAGCAGAAGAACAGCTTTGCTTACAAAGATACGCCCTTTGGGTTCTGTGGCTTTCTTGTTTACGACCTCGTGTCCCTGCCATAATGCTTCTATTTCTCCGGTCACGATTCCATAGCAATCCTCGGCGGAGATGGTGAACAAACGCTTCCATACATAATCCCTGTAACCACTGGTCCACAGTTCCAAAGCGAAAAAGCCTGCAACCGCTGCGTCAGCCCTTCTGATCGCTTTCTGCATTGCAGAAGATACTTCAAAAAAATCATAGCCTCCAACAGTTCTGATAGTCATAATTTTTAGTTTTTTGGTTTGACTTATTGTTTATTACATTAGTAAAGATAGTCGTAATTGACAAGTTTGGCAAACAGAATCTTCGCCATTTTATCGCCATTTTCATTTGATTATCAGTATTTGAATTTACAGGTTATGTTATATTGCACGAGCTGTTTTGTCTTGTCCTTCCCGTTGTTGGTTGCGCTCTTTAACAGGATACTGTCACCAAAGTTTTTCTTGATGAAAAGAATGGATCGCCGTTCCTCTTCCTGATTGCGGATAGAGGCCAGCCCTCCTGCATTGACAAATGTATTTTTCTGCTCGAAGTTATATCTGAGGTCTGTGAGTACACGCCGTTCCTTATACTTCATGTAACAGCTTATCCAAAAATCTTCTTTGAGTCTCAGTTCCTCGTTCCACCAGGTATTTTTGTTATAGATAATTCCGTAACTGCATCCTGTTATCATCTTTGAAAGAGAAAGAAAGCTCGTTTCGTCATACATCACAGGTGATATCCGTGAGGTGAAGCCGAAAAGGTGGATATCCATAAGACTGGCCATTTCATGGAGTGAGAGGATAATCCGGGTAATCTTGTCTTTGTCTTTCACTCTTCCGGACTCGCCTTTCTCCGCATAAAGAGTTTTGCAGGCATGGACATCATCATCGAGCATGAACAGCTCCCCGAAATATTTTGCCATCCAATTACGTTTGGGGATAAGACCAATGATGTCATCGGGATGGGTGACAATCTCGCAATCCGGGTTAAATTCACGATACAGGTCTGCTTGGCTCTCGGCCACACAGACAATGGGATCATTCACCAGCTTTTTGGCGAACACTCTGTCATGCCTTTTATGGCTTGGAATTACTATTTTGCAAGGCATGGCGTACATCTTTTATATCAATGACATTTGATTTGCTTATCTTGCCGGTCTTGTAGGATTTCATGTGCTGCATATCCAACCGTTCACGGAGCCAGTTGCTGTCCACCTCATTACCGGAAATAATGATGAATAGTTCATGTTTCTCATCATATTTGGGAATGAGAGGATACAGGGCGTTGTCATCCGATATGGCGTTGAAACGATCCTTGAATTCATCCTTTTCCTTTTCTGGAGCGAACTCAATACCCCAGTCCTGTAACTCAGCCTTATCCCACTCGTTTTCCATAATATCCATATCATTCTCACCGAAACTTACATTATCTTTTGTGGCGTATTCACGAAGCTTGGCTACGGGTGTATCGTCTGGCAGCACCTTGCAGGGAAGTTCTTTATAGCCCAAATCCTTACAGGCACGTAAACGCAGGTTACCACAAACGACAATGTATCTGCCTTCTGATGGAAAAACGATAAGTTCACGGAGATCAAGCATCTCAGGAGAGTCGGAAATACTTTTTTTCATCGCTTCGAAGCGATAGTCCCGGAAGAAACGTGGGTTCTTCGGAAGCCCGGCGAGCTGGCCCTTGTTGAAGTCCAGCAGCTTTATAGAAATGTTTTTTGTCATAACTCACTATTTATCAACTACACTTAAAATCAACATCACTCAAGTCAGTCACAACACCTATTCATCCTTGTTGTCATTGAACTCTATCGTATCCTTGATCAGTTGCTCGATGTTTGCGCATCCGATACGGCTTAGATAAGTTATGGTGGAAATGATGATACCTGCAGCGGCAATCTCCTGTTCTGAATAGCCGGGCAGATGCTTGCTGTGATATTTCGAAGCTTCAAGCAATTCCCTCCATTTGACAGAAATCAATAAGATAAAGGCACGCCTGGAGGTATAATTATTGATTTTACCTTTGCGCATTGCTGTTTCAAGGCATCTCTTCGCCAATTTATTCAATGTTATCATTGTTTGACAGGTAATTGTTAGGACTATATTAATATTCTCAAAGATCCTGTATGATCGGGCGACTCTCTTGGTCTGGGATGGGTTATTTTCATTTTTGTTCCTCTTTTTCTGTTTTGATGTCTGTTACTTTACCACGACTAACAAAACACAGACCTATTCCAGCAGCACATATATTACTACTAGGAATAGGTAATAAATTGTTGTTTTACTCATTTCTTTCTTTTGTTATTACATATTGCAATCTCCACACATATCCACAAGAAAATCAAATTCTTCTCGTGAGTATTCAACCCCATTAATTACGATTACCTCGCTACCATTTTGGTCAAAATAAACTCCATCATTCATTTCTATATCGTTTTGAATTTATAAACCTTATTGTTCCCATATCCATTTTAGAAGAAAAACTACAGCGGAAATCCCAATTACAGCCATTGTGATAGCACCTCCTATTACTGTAATTTTTTTCAATCCTCTTATTTTTTTCAGTTTCTTCATCCCAATTATATACAATGGATAACCCTAACTGAATGAATAGTACCACTATATTAATGGTGAAGATTATTTTCGTTAATTCACTCATATCGGTTCGATTAAAATGGTAAATCACTTCCACTAGGTCTGCAATCCTCAATTTTGTATTGAGTATCTTCAACTGATTTTATAGTACACAAAACGTATGCTTTCTTTTTTAAAAGAGTTGCAAGCCTTTTCGCTTCTTTTTCCGCACTATCCAAGCTCTCATGTTTGCAAGCTGGGGTAGCACACCCTTCCACAAACACCATGTAAAATGTATTCATATTTGTTCAGTTTTGAATTTCTTGTTTATTTCTTTTTCAGCAGCTCTGGCTCCTTTCTTGAAACCCTCTACAAAGCTGTCAAAACAAGCTCTATGGATTTCTAAAGTGCATCTTTGCATAAGTGGGCAAATCGAGCATTTTTGGCTAAGCCCTGCGGACTTCTTGGCTATTTTCGTTACGTTTTTCATTGGATTTTTAAATTAATTATTACGATTTCTTTCCGCTGCGACTTCACTCATACACATCTTGCACCAGGAGGTGAGACATCGGTATTCCTTATCCCCACATCTGACAGTCCTGTTATAAAACCGGTGGAGCGGAAGGGAACGTCCGCAATGCGGACAAACCTTTCTTCCGGCTTCCGTACCGGCAACCGTCTTGGCTTTACGGTGTACAAGCGTACATCCCCTGCATTCATCCAGTCTGCCTTTGTACTTCCGGCATTTGTGCAGGGAGATGCGCCCGCATGGAGCGATTTTCTCGCAGTCGAATCTGGGTTCTGTGTGATAGATGTTCATACGGCACTGTCCATTAAATCAAACAATGTGGGTGCGCTAACTTCCATCTCCGCCTCATACAGATATGAAAGGCTGTCTTTCCAATAGTCATAATTCAGTTCAGTAGATAATCCCCTACGTTTCAGCCTTATGGCACAATAAGGCACAGTGCCGATACCTCCGAAGGGGTCAAACACCAGCTCACCCTTGTTTGAGTACCGTTCAATCAGTCTTTCAACGATATCGAGCTGTAAAGGGCAGATGTGGTTCTGCCGTTTCTTCTGTGACTGCTTGGTATTGAGCGTGCGCATCCGGGTGACATCATCCCATATCCAGGGCTTCTTGCTTACCGGATCAACGGCCATAAACGTTTTAGGCAGCTTTCCGTAAGCTTCCAATTCCTCTGCGAATGATACATGTTCTTCGTAGTTATATATATGCTCGCGTTCGTAGTTCCTGAACAGATGGCGTATCTTGTCTATTCCGGCTCCTTTCATGTCCTCATAGCTCAATAGAGAGTTACCCGATGATTTCCAACTTGCATGGGCATCTATCTGCCAACGGGCGAGCGAGTATTCACTCTTATTCTTTGTCACCGGCAAATCAGCATAGGCTCGTGAGGTATCAGAAGGCAACTTTCGGAAAAGAAGAACATATTCCGGGCAACCGATACCCATCTTTGAACCGTCCTTGCACATTTCAGTATATCCAAGCCGATAAGTCTGGTTGTTCTCCCTTACTACATCCGTATCCACTGTAATACGCCCCATGTAGCGGAATCCGTGCTTCAGATAATGGAACACTGTCATTTCGCTGAACGGGTCGATGGTGGGCATACCGTCACCCGTAGCGTTGCCGAACAGTACACGGTCCTTTACATGGATGCAGGCCAACCGGCCGGGCTTTAAAATACGCATAAGCTCCGGGGTGAGATAGTCCATCTGCTCAAAGAACTTGCTGTTGTCTTCATTATGTCCGAAATCATTATAGGTAGGCGTATATTCGTAGTGGTTGGAGAACGGGATACTGGTTACAATCAGGTCTACCGAATCATCTTCCATCTTCTGACATTCAAGTACATTGTCATTATTGATAGCTTTCCACAGTTTACCGGACTTCTCTTCCCGACTGGCGAACATCCAGCGCATCATCTTTTCCTCTGCCTGTAAACCGAACAAACCGTTCTTGCGGACTATATCGGTCATTCTGGCTACCATCTGGCGGTGTTGCGCCCACTTCTGCATGAAGCTCTTGTATATCTCTCCCTCACTTTCCGCATAGACCAGATAGAGGTCAACCGGATGCTGCTGCATGAAACGGTAGATACGGGCTATTGCCTGAAACTTGTCGTTGAAACGGTAGTCAATGAACATGATTGCCTTGTGGCAGTGGTACTGGAAGTTCAGACCCTCACCAAGCATTTCAGGTTTGGCGGCCAGATATTTCAGGCGGCCATCCTTGAAGTCCGCTATCACCCTGTCGGCTTCTTCATCATCTTGCGAGCCATACACAGCCTTACATCCGGGAATTGCCTTGCAGAGTGCCTCACGTTCAGCCTCCAAGTCGTGCCATAAAAGGAAATGATCATCCTTGTTTTCGGAACGGTTGATTATTTCCACCACACGGGCTATTTTCTCAGTCATGTTGTCCCGGCGTTCCTTTGCCGCATCAACAAGTCCGAGAGCAGCCTCGCGGAACATCTTGACCTGTCCGTCACGGTCGGTGCCGGCAGTGGAGTTGTCCACACTCACGACTTCTTCATGTACTCGTAACTCCGGTAACTCATATCCTGTATCGGGATAACAGAGATCAGATGGTTTTGTAAGAAATAATGCCCATGTACTTATCCATAACCAAAATTCCTTCTCCTTGTGGGGATAGAGGGTAAGATTGTTCGCTTTCGTGCTGTCACGCTGGAAGAACCTTGTAAGTGCCTGCCCGGTATCCATCACTCCAAGGTAGCCGGCATAGTGTATCAGCTCCTTGTATCTGTTGGGTGATGGCGTGGCAGTGGCAACAAACCTGTACGGAACTTCTGCAAACAGAGGAAGAAACTCCTGATAGGTCTTGGTCCCGAATCCACGTAACACGCTCGCTTCATCCAATGAGGTAACGGTAAAGTAGGAAGGTTCTATTCTTATTCCGTCTTCACCGTCACGGACACGTTCATAGTTTGTCACCATGATATTGGTCGGACATTGCTTTACCTCCTGCATAGTACGTACATAGTTCACTTTCATGCCCAGATGCTTTTCGGCCTGTGTCAGGAACTCCACTACTACACGCTTGGGGCAAACTATCAACCCTTTGCCTCCTGTGCGGTTCAGGATCACCCGCAGTATCTCCAACTGAGTTACGGTCTTCTGCATACCGAAGCTGGAGAATATCGCCCTGCAACCGCCGGAAACAGCCCAACGTACTGTATCTTTCACATGGGGATATAAGTACGGGGTAAGTTCATCAGCCTTAACTTCAAATCCTGTCTGATGGCTGATTGCCATCTTGTCTTTCAAAAATTCTATATAATCTTTCATTATGCTATTCTTTTTTTGATTAAACTCATGTTCTTTTCCACAAGCCTTATAATGCGGTCATGATACTCTGATGTTCCGTTGCATACGGCTCTTGACTGTACTATCTGAAAAGATTTAAGATTCACTTCGATGGTTTCCACATGTTTTTCTCCGGCTATGGCTGTCATGATCAGGCATTCACTGCGTCTGTAATACCTGTTGGCGTATACACAATGGTGCATGGCTTTGCCCTCCTTGTAGAACTGGGTTACGCTTTCAAGCGGACGGATGGTTATGCCGTCGCCTTTGATTTCCATGCCGAAGAATCTTTCCATCCGGTTGTAGAATGATGCTATATCCTCCTTGAGCTGCTTTTCTTTTTGGATAGCCTTTATTCTGTCCCTTTCCCTTCTTTGCCTTGCCTCAATTTCATTTTTCTTTCTTAGTAATCTGTCGTGCTCGGCTTTTAAATTTTTGGGACATACGTATTTGGCGTTATGCAGATCCTTGTGGAAATAGGACAGCAGGCTTATATAGTCATTCCACATACTTGCATCTCTGATTATATAACGGTTACGGTTGCAGATGTTGAAAGACGGTTTATATCGGAGTTGGTAATAGCCCGTTTTGTACATGTGCTTCAACATATCCGTCTGCCCGGTCTTGATACATAATTCCGCATCATTGCCACCTTTCAGAAGGTCTCGTACAAGTTTTGAGGGGGGTACATCGGGGAACCGTTTCCCGATTCCCCGCTTTCTCAATTCCGGGAGCAGTTTCTTTCTTGGATATATCCATCCCCATATCGCATATAGGTCTCCACGATAATTCCAACTGTAACTGCCGTATTCACCCTTTATGCTCAGTGGTTCCGAATATATCCATCCGCTGCTTCCCATATTCATCGGTTTTGCCATGATGGTGCGTTTCCCCTCGACGGTGATCCATTCCTGGACCACTTCAAAGAAAGTATAGTGAATATAATCCTGTCTGCTGTTCAAATCAAAATTCCTTTTTCTGGCGTACTTGCAGCATAGTATATGTCTTATGATCTGGAACTCTCCGGCGGTCTGTAAGATGGACATGTACTTTTCTTCCTCGACTTTTCGTTTCCGGCTGACCTTTACGTCCAGTTTGTGGTGGCAGTACGGGCATTCGGTCGTATCACCGAGCAGGGTGGTTCCCAGCTCGCTATTGCTTGTGTCTATCCATGTTCCGCCGCACTCGGAACACCATAGCTCATCCTTGCACCTATATGCTTCGTGGGTGAATATATGTTCTTTCGCCCATTCTTTTTGTACTTCGGTAACGGCGGACAGTTTGCCGCTTAGTCCGGTTACACGTTTCTCAAGTTTCGTTCTCGGTTTCATGATTAGAACAGGCTCATTTGTTGGACATTATCATCTGCTTTCTTTCGGACGTTTTTCTTCCTGAGTGTCTGGTATTGTTCTTCCGCCAGCCGTGCGATTGCTTTGTCACGTGCCGCTTTCTTATCTTCTTCGGTGAGTTCCACAGGTTTGGCGGAGGATGATACGGACGTTTTCTCTCCGGCAGGCAGCCGGTTTATTTTGATATCGTCCTCATCATAGTAGTGCACTGCCATCCCGTAGACCTCCTCGTCTGAAATCGCTACGGCGTTACCACGCTTCCTGGCTTCACCCATGATATAACTACAGCATTCATCAATGTTTTTCTTCTCATTCGCATATTTGGGGGCGAACAGTGAATCTTCTTCCGCCCGTTTGTCCAGATAGGCTTTGATTGCCTGTTTGAAACTTTCATTACTTGCCATGGTCGTTAGTTGTTTGTCAAAAATGGAATCATGCTTTTCATCTTATAAGCATCGTTAATGTTGATAACATCGCCGCTTTTCTCATCCGGACAGGCGGCTCCATCAAAGCTCTTTCTCGGATTTATCGGAGAAGGACTGATTTTGTCAATCAGAATGTTTTTAATATCCATAGTTTTAATGTATTGGTTTGACTTTTAGTTTGTTATATCAATAAAGATAAACGTTGAGAACAAGTTTTACAAACAGAAACTTCGCCATTTTTACGCCTTTTTACCAGAGGGTAAAACGGTCAGAAAACCACGCCGTACAGTCTCGTTAAAGACAGGCAGGTCCTCAGCTCTGACATACACCTCAGATTCATGATTCAGGGTAAGATATGAGCTGAAACCGAAACGTTCACATATCTCTTTACGTCTTTTCATGCCTTTGGAGCTCCACTTTATTCTGATTTTTTCCATAAATCTATTATTTGCTTGGATTCTGCATCACCGGATTCCGCACAGCGTTTTAGTTCGTTGTACCAGCTCAAAGAAGAATATCCTTCGGGTGGAGTGAATCTTCTGTTCTCTATCTCATTCTGGATTCTCTTTCGGTTTATAGCGTCCAGCTCATAATTCCTTTCTGACCTGAACTCCTTGAAAAAGGCATTGCCAATTCTTCTGGCATCGAAAGAGGCGAATGAATTATCATACTTTCCAGCTTTGTAGCGTGCGAAAAACAACATCAACTCAGAAAGTTTGTAAGCCTTAACCTGTGAGGCAAAGGACTGGCAGAAGATTCTTATTCCATCAGCAACTCCCTTTTCCTTGCTGTTGGAAGCCCCGAATATGCCAGACACCTGTATGTCAATCCAATATTCGGAGGAACCATGGCCGTAAAGCGCATCATACTGCATCAGCGAGGGACAGTCTGCCATATAAGCCTTTTCCGGATTCTGAAGGGCATATCCCCACTGAGTTGGTGAAAATACTCTTTCAACCTCAGAACGGTCTTTCCATTTGGTCAGCCAAGCCTTCTTCGAGGTCTCGCTTATGTTGTTGTAGCAAGCTAAGAGCGTAGGCGTTAGCTTCCTGCTTGCTTGTATAACAGCTCCTATTGTTCCCATTGTTTCGTTGTTTTTCAAGCTCAATTTTCAGCCATCTAGCAAAGTGTGATTTCGCATCCTTTGGTGATTTAACCTTTTCCCCCTCATTCTGGAGCTTCTCGAAAAAACGTTTTAAATACGTTTTGAACATATCTACCGTAAAATCCTTGTAACCGGAATTACGTGTATTCATCGTTACGATTTCACTCCAGCTCATGTCCCTTGACAATTCCTCATAGCATTCGTCTAATCCTTTGCCTAAAATTTCGGGAGGGGGAAGATTTTCTTTATCTCTCGATAGAGAGATTTCTTTATTATTTCCTTTCCTTTTCTTTGTGGTGTTTTTGCATACATTAATGTCGGCAGTAAAAGGGTTATTGCATACATTAACCCCGCCATTGCAAACATTAACTGTATCGCTCGATACATCTCCATCGTCGGAAGAAAAAACTTCCTTGTTTTCGCAACCGCTAACTTTGATTAATAAGTATCTAAAATCATCCACAGATTTACGCCTTTTAGATATTTTGAAATATCGCTTCTGGATGCCCGCACTGGTAAGAACTCCCATCGAATCAAACAGGTCTTTGTCAAAGAAGCCCCATAAGACTAAACGGTTCATTATGCTGTCGAGCAATTCAGAAGACACTCCGGGCAGGTCTCTAAGGAGTTTGAATTTCAGCAGATCATTCCACAATATGAAATATCCATTTCGGTATATCGCACAAAGCAGCTTGATTACAACAATTTCTCCTTTAATCCCGAATTCCCCGGATATGGCTACAATCTTCTCATCATTAAAGAAATCAACGTCAAAAGGGAAATAATCCAATCCCATTTTATTAGGTCTTGCCATAGGCGTTTCCTTTACCCGAACTCAACCGGGGTTATTTCATACTCGACACGCGGTTCTTTCCGGTCAACGAATTTTTCAATCTCTATGTACACGCACTGACGGTCGTTTTTGATTGTTCCCGTCATTTGCAGACAGTCAAGCAGTATCTTCAGTGAGTTGTCCAAATCCGGCCGTTTGCTGTTATAATAGACTTTTGCCCTCAGTCTGAAATATCCCTCAATCATCCGTCCCCGTTCGGGGCATTGGATATAAAAGTTCTTTTCGTATTCCTTGAGCACTTTCTGTTTTGCAAGCGAGGAATGTGTCTTTCGGGTCTTGGGGTCAAAATGAGAAACAATCTTGTAACAATTGCTCTTTGATGGTATTTGTCCTCTTATGATATACATGATTATAATATTACGTTAGTTAATTGTTTGCCATTGCTCTTGATGCACCACTTGTCCTTTTCCGGTTGTTCTACCCTTAAATCCTCGACTTTCCCGAATGTCCTGATATTGCCACATAAGTCTATGACCCAGCCGTTCTTGCCGGGGCACGGACGAATGACACGTCCGACCATCTGATAATACAGTGAGAGTGACATGGTAGGTCTGCAAAGCACGACGGTGTCAAGTTCTGGATAGTCAAACCCTGTGGTAAGCACGCCGACATTGGCTACAACTTTTATTTTCCCGGCTTTGAATTCGGCAAGTATTCTCTCACGGTCAGACTTGGTGGTATCCGCGCTTACAACGGCGCTGTCAGGAATCTCCCGTGCAAGCATTTCAGCCTCGGCGGTGAACCGGGTGAAAACAAGCATGCCTTTACGTGCTCCCCCGACTTTGGGATGAAGCAATCGTTTCACTATGGAGATGAGATAGCCGTACAGATCCACACGCCGGAATTCATCAGACAGGCTTGCGTCGTCAAAATCAGCTCCGGAAGAGTTTCTCCTCACTTTGGTCAGGTCAATTCTCGTGACATCGTAATACTTCAACCGGGAAAGAAACCCTTTGGCAAGCAATTCGCTTACCTGGCAATAATACAGGACCTGGGAGAAGACACGCGGACGGGTACGGGTGAGAAACTTAAGCATACTTCCGTTCATGCAGGAATATAACCGGTATGGGGTGGCGGTAAGCCCTACAATCCTTCTTTCAGCCTGTTCGAAGAATCTCTTGTACATTCCATCGCTTGGCTTGACAAGATGGCATTCATCAATCAGAATGTTCTTGAAATGCTGGAAGTCCTTCATATGCCGGATGACACTGCCGATAGTGGCGAATGTGATACGGCTGATCTCTTTCCGGCCCACTGACGCGGAATATATGCTGCAATCCCAAATTCCGTATGTTTGCAGCTTCGCAAAGTTCTGTTCCAATATTTCTTTATTAGGCTGGAATACAATCAGAGGCTCCTCAAGCCTCGCTGCTATATCCGCTATGATGAGTGATTTGCCCGCACCTGTCGGAAGTACCAAAAGACCGTTCCTGCCTGACTTCATCTTAAAATACATTACAGCGGCGTCACTGGCTTTTTTTTGATAATCTCGTAATTGATATTTCATAGTCTGATTACTCCTTTATGAACTTTTTCGTGGCAAGAGGCGCATAAGGTGACAAGGCAGTCCAGATGTTCGAGTTCATGACCGACTATGGACATTCCATTCACCTTATAGCGCATATGATGTACTTCCAGCGGATAGAGGGCGTTACAATGCCGGCATTTGTGTCCGTCCCTGATACGTATTTCCCTTGCAACCTTCTCCCAATATGGATTCCGTGTCAGGGAGAGCGCATACGCCGACTTGCGTCCCCTCTTATGCCGTAGCCTACTCATCAGTTTTCTTCTTCGTCAGAATCAACACATCCCAATGCATCGTTCAGATCATCTTCATTACCTAGCTCGTCGTCGCTGTCATCCGGAATCATGTCATGTTCGTTGTCAAAATCATCATCGTCAGGTTTCTCCACTGCCGGAAAATCCAGTCCGAACAGTTCCATCATGGCTGTGCGGTTTCTATCCTCCTGCGCCCACAGGGAAGATTTGTCGTAAGATGAAATCTTTTCAGCCTTGACCAGCAGAACACGGCCGTTTATTACCGAATAGAAAAGGTAGTAGCCGTTCAGGGCTATACGGAATGTCTTGGTTGGCGGCAGCTTCTTTTCCTTTGTGCCTTCCGTCACCTTGGCGGCATAATCCTTGATCTGTCTGCTAACCGAATTAAGAGCCTCCTCAGCGTCCGCCTTCAGTCGTTTGGCCTCTTCCTTTGCACTCAGCAGTTCTGCCTCGGCACTGGGCAGCTCTTTCTCTACGAGCTCACAATACTTCTTTCTGATCTCGTCTTTTTCAAAATTATCCATATATCTCATTGCCAGTTCATTCTCCGGGAACATGACATTGAAATGCTCGTTGACAGCCTTGATGATCTCCTTCTCGTTTTCAGCATTTCCGAATGTCAGTTCAAGAGGGAATGTGTCTTTTACAACTTCCGGCAGGACAAACTGCAGTTCCTCCGGTTCATAATCGTTTGTAATCATAATTATATTTTAATTTGTTATTATTAATATCTGCCTTCATACTCGGCTACAAAGGCGGAATAGTACTTATCGGTAGGCAAGGGGAGTATGATGCCAAAATCATTGTTGACATCAGCCTTCACGCTTTCCATGAAGTTTGTCATTTCCAAGGTATTCAGCTTGCTTGTGCCACGGGATATGGTTTCGGTCTTTCCACCTATGGTCACCTGTTTGCTCAGAAATTTCTTGCAGTAGAGATCATGTATGTCCTGCACACCGTCAGCGGTGCTCCAATATTCCTCTCCTGTGTATTCCCTGAAACAGGCCCCGATACATCGGAACCATTGCCACATGAGGGCATTCTGGTTGAGGGTACGGGGCTTGGTCTTGCGTTTGATGGTGAGGGTATATTCCCCATTTCTCAGCAGGCTTAGCATGAACTCAAACGGTTTGTCAAGAGTTGCTTTACCGTCTTTCTTTATAATAGTGGCTTCCATCAGCAGGGCAACTCATCATCGGAACTGGCATGTTGTGTCTGCTGCTTGACAGTTACCATCTCCATGCTTTCTGCAAATATCTCAACGACAGTATGCCTGACACCGTTCTTGTCTTCAAACGACCGGCTTCTGATTTCGCCTTCGACATATACCTTATCCCCTTTATGAAGATACTTCTTGGCTGTTTCGGCAATACCACGCCATACTACGATATTATGCCATTCGGTACGTTCGGGAATTTGTGTGCCATTTGGCAAAGTTTGTGCGCGCTTGGTCGTGGCAAGAGAGAACTGGCCGACGGCGACACCGCCCTCAAGATATCTGACATCGGGATCCTTTCCGAGATGTCCTAACAGGATTGCTTTATTCACACTCATTTTCTTTCTCCTTTCTTATGGTTATACGAATAGATGCTTTCTTTTCGACAGATTTCAGATACTTTGAATACAAATCCGGATAGTCAGTCTGGAATGCCTTGGTGTCGAATGACTTGCCTGTTGTGGCAGGAGTGACGGAAGCACGCAGTCGTCCGGCATCCCATACATTCACCCCATTCTCTATCATGGCGTTTTTCAGTCCTTCCTTCATCTGTTCGCTCTGTTCCTTGGCAAAATCCAGCTCTTCCTGGATATCAATAAGCATCTGTACAGCCGCCGCAGTCATCAACTGCAGGTTTCCGGCAGGTGCTATTTCTGTGGAAAGGTATTTCTCACCCTTCACTTCGCATTCCATGAGGTGCATTACTTCTTCATCAGACCTGCGCTCAACAGGAATAAGCTCGGACTTGTCTCCACGGAGCCAGACCCCGTACAGGTTTCTGACTTTCAGTCCGGGATTCTGCCTCTCAAAGAGGTATGCGTATATGGACAACTGCCAGCTAAGGGATTCTTTGTCTATCCGGTAAGTGGTCTTGATATCCGCCAGGCTGATCTCACCTTCCTTTTCCCATACACAGTCGATGTTGGATGCGAAGTACTCCTCATCGGATACTGTGTATTCGTTGGCCAGCGCGTCATATCCGGCATTCATGCGCTCACGTAAATAGTTCTCCGCCTCGATGCTTTCAGGCTCGAATCCTGTCGAGTCTACAAATTCGCATTGTGAATGGATACGGCTGCCCTTGTCGGCCGCACGCCTCATCACATGGTCGGGAACGCCTTTGTACTTGTCGGGAAACAACTGCCGGCTGATCATACCGGTAATTCCCCGGAGCTGTTTCTCTCCAAGAAAATAGGTGTGGTTCTCTTCATTGAAAACCACAGGGGACTTTACTAATTTTATCATTTCTTTTCAGGATATTTTTTGCCCATTTCAATACAGGCGTTACGAAACTCGTTATTGTTCTGCATGACTGTGTATCTTTTCCAGACAGACAGGACCTGCGCCCGTGACTTGCAGGCATTCATCTCATCAACTGCCTGTTTCAGTTGCGCACCGGTAAAAGCGGCAGGAGTCTGTGCCGGATTTTTAGGCACGGTTCTGGCAGGTGCCTGTTCTTTCACTTTCTCTTTCACTTCACTGAAAACATATCTTACGTCACCTCTGCCGTCAACAATCACCAGTTTGGAGATTTCACGCTGCTGGTTGTATTCAATCGACTGTACGTTGAACTTGGCATTTGTTCCAAAACTCTTGGAGCCATTGTAGCCGGTTTTTTCATATACTTCCGAGGAATCCAACGTTATCCAGATGAAGGGAGCCGTGTAAAGCTCACGACCGATTCCCCAGTTGAAAGCGGCGCGTTTGAAGGCATCGGACGCCTGTCCTTTCTCCTTCTCGGTATTGGACTCCGTACCCACATCCTGTTTGTTTACCCATACGCCTTTATCAGCGTCCCAGACAGATATCGTGCAGAACAGGTTTCCGTTTATCAGTTCGTGGCTACGCTGCCAGTTGTTTGGACCATAGACCTCATCCAGCATACGCATATCAACACGGGCATCTTTATAGAGCAGGAGGGAACAGCCGTTCTGCTTCATCGTGCCGACTCTGCATTCAATCTCGGAAGCCAATAATGTTCTGATTTGACTTCCTTGTGCTTTTTCTTCTTTTTTAGCAGCCATAATTTAAATTTATTGGTTTGACTTTTAGTTGTTTACATCTATAAAGTTATCTTTTATTAACAAGTTTGGCAAACAGAATCTTCGCCATTTTATCGCCATTTTCCCAAAGAATTAGGAGAATGGAAAAGCCAAAGAATACAATTTTACTCTCCAGCTTCCCGTTCCTGATGATGAACTTGGATAGCAGCCCCGAAGAGGGATTCTTTGGGGTATATAATACAATCAGCCAATATGCTGATACAATTTATAATTCTAATAGCATGTTTGTAGACCGGTAAAAAGGTGCACTATCTTCACAGACCATGCACCGAAATCACAAACATAAAATAAATGCGACAAAACTACTAGTCAGGCCTTCACAGGTTCATGGTGGAGAAACCCGGATTCGAACCGGGATGAGTTGCCAGGTCCGCCACATCCAAGGTTGGCCTTCCTGTCATCTAATGGTGCGTCTGCCTATTCAGCCATTTCTCCGTTTTGCCACCGTACCGTTGTAAGATCGGAAGAGCGGTTCAGCAGGAATGCCGAGACCG